AGAAAAGCCAGGAGCAATAACCGAAAAGGTTATGGGATTAGGTAAAGCCACAGGTATAAATGCCACTGCTGGTGGCACAATTAAGTCTACCTTTAAAGAAAAGTTTGGTAGTGTGCGTGGCGTTTTAGACACTTTTAATATCCTGAAGAAAGGACACAGCGATACTTTCCTCGGTAGTCTTGCTGACAAGTCTCTGGAACGTGGACTAAACCCATCCATATTAGAAAAGTCACTGCCCAAAGTATTGAATCTGTTATTGTCTTGAATTGTGCTGCCCTGTGTAACATCAGATATTGTTGATGATCTCCAGTACTTGTAATTCATAGAGATGTTTACCTTTAGCGTTTCCTTTGCGGCATAATCTAGTGTTACTGCTTGCATTTGTTTAGGATAACACTCATACAATTTAACACCGTAAACTGCCCTACCATCATTGTTGAACATTAAAATGTCAATGTTCGATGCAATGTAATTGTTGTAGTAATTCCAATGGCGTGTTTCCTTATCAGAGATAGACTGAATCCAAGTATCAAAAAAGTTCTTGACGATGTAATTGGAGTCACAGTAGAACGAGAAATTTACATTGCCGTAAAGGTTCTCATATGGCATCTCACGAACTTCACCATATGTTCTAAGCTGAGCAGTGCTAATGTTTTGATCTGGCAGCTGTGTCTGGTCACAAAACAAACGCATTAGTCGTAGCGAGTCGCTAGCGTTATTAAAACTAATACCTGTTGGCTGAGCAATAGTTACCATGAACTTGCTTGGGTTGGCCAAACCACGTGTCTTAACTTCTGTGATGAATTCTGATAGCATTAAATTTTTCCTAGTGAGTCTTGCCAGACCTGAATCTTGGTTGCACCGACAAATCTCTCAACTGGAAGAAGCATGGCCATGGACCAGTCTTTTGAATTGATTTTCACAAAGGGTGAACGAACATGAGCAGTTAAGTATTCTTTGACACAAGGTTTTGCAAGATTAAACCTAGCCACTCCGTTGAGTGTTGCCCATGACATACGTAACTTGGTGTTGCCATCCATCTTGTCGTTATTACGAAACTGTTGTAGTCTGTCCAACAGCTTAATGCGAATCGGGTATGCCAGATAGTGCATGTTCAATCCACGAAACCCATTCGGTGTTTTAGCAAAGGGAAACACCAGCGGAAACCTATCGTAGTAAGGTAATGTATCTTTGTGCTTTGGATCATACATATACAGGTAACAGTTACCTGGAATGATCTGAGACCTATTTTGAGATGCGCTATCCTTGACCAACTTGTTTGGTGTTGAAATTTGTTTGGACAAAAGCATGACCTGCTGATCGAACCATGTTTTGGAACGAAACTTTATGGTTGGATCGTAAATCGCTTTGTCAAATAGTTTTTGGTATGTATCCATATATTCTATTTATTTGATTCCTAGATGGTGTTCTGTAAGTATCTTGAATTCCCATCCACGATCTTTTGCATATTCGGTTGCTGCTTTCCACTTAGCCTCATTCTTGCCCCATGTCATTACTTCTGTAATATAACGCTGTGTAACTCTGCTGGGAGGGACAGGTGGACGAGTCTGAGAATCTGGCTTAATTTCAACCAGATATGTGGCTAAATTGCCTTCTTTATTACGCACCTGTATCTGAAAGTCTATAAAATAACGATGAATTCTATTGTCGGTAGGACACACGTAAGGAACAATCGTTTCCTCGGACTTCCACTTTATAACATTTTGGTTCCTATCACACCATGATGCAAACTTTGTTTCCCATGAAGAACGCATTATAATGTTAGTTGGATCCCCAGAATACTTCTCAGGTTTCGTTGGAACAAATTTTCTTTTATGATACATAGCTTTTTTGGCGAATAAATAATAGACTACCCCTCCATTATTTAGAGAAAACATGGCAGACTTCGACGCACTTTTCAACGTAGATCCCAATGGATTTTTCACTGGCATAAGTGATTTAGCACCCAATGTCGCTGATACACCAGAAGGAATTCGCCCACCAATTTCATCCAACAGAGCCACTAACAAGTACTCTGTTGGTATTAGGTCTTTTCTTCACCAATGAATGGAAAGACGTTTACCAGATCGATACTATCAGTTATTGTAACTGTGCCTGTAACGCAGGGAGCGAAGATATCCTCAAATATCTGAATCTCTGCAACCATATTGGTAACTTCAACACCACGACCAGCTGAGGAAACTATCTCAACTCTTTCAATGTCTACGTCACCAGCAAATCTTAAACCATCTTTTTGCGCCATTACATTATATTTCTAAATTCTGTTAATACCTGATCAAGCAATCCTGGACTGATAATTCGTATTCTGCGTTTGGCTTCATTTTGGTCAAACTCATACTGATAGTTGGAAACTGCAGATGCCGTTGGATAACTAATGTTATCAACGATCCAACCATTGAACTCATAGTGGTGCGTGTCGTACTCATTGCCAGCGCCATACGTTTTTGTGATTTTAGCTTCTAACCTATCAACTGCCATGGGATAGTCTTCAACGTAATCATACTTTTGATTGGCAATCATAATTACCCAGTGATACTTTGGAGAATTGTAAAAGTGTTCGGAAACGATCTCTGGAGTATCATTATCGTTCATATCGTAATATTCATAAAGACTAATGTTCTCCAGAACCTGCATCCTAAAACGCACATTCTGCGATATGTCTTTTAGTTTTACATAGTCTATGTCTCCATTGGCTTTCTGGAAATCATAGTACATGTCTTGCATAGAGTCGAAATACATTATAGACCTGCCTCGATACGTTCTTTGGTTAGTGTCTCTAGTTCAACGAAGTTAAGAGTTACGTTAATCTGAGTTGGAGTTCCGTCTGGGAATGTAGTAAACACACCATTCGGTGAGTAGTTTACGTTCATCTCTGTAAGCACGCATGATGAGATTTTGTTTAGACTAGTATTTTGTCTATCACCGATGTAGTACTCGATATCAAATTCTGATGGATAAACATAAACGAAATTGTTTGCGTCTTTAAACTCTGGGTGCATGTGATATTTAAACAAGTAGATAATGTTTAGTGCAGCCTGTGCTTCAGCTGCATCTCTTGGAGCAAACTGATAATCAAAAGTAAACCTACGATAGTCCACACCTTTAAAGATCTGTTCTTTTCTTGGATTACCTGCAGATCTAGTCATTGCTGAAAGACCAACATTGGTTTTTAAAATCTCTGATGAGATAGCACCTTTTGCTGCATCGGTAATACCAGCACCACCCTGTGCCGCACCATCTTTGTAATTACCTGCTGCCATAGATTCACCAGCAGCTTTTAACTGATTGGCTAATTCTGGGTTAGTTGCCAGCGCAGCAGCAATACCAACATCCTCTTCGGACCATTGCATACCGTAGCGAACACTAAGTTGTTGCGGAGTATAGAGGACTATAGCTTCTTTTACACGTTTGGCTGGTGCACCGAATTTAATTCCAGCTGATTCTAGTACAGTTGTTTGTACTATTGCAGCACCACCACCCACTAACGCACCACCAAGAGTTCCTTTTGCAGCACCACCGATAGCACCACTAATAGAACCCAGCGCATCTTTACCTCCACTTGCACCAGAAGCTATTCCACCAATGAATCCTAAAACTGCACCCTGTGCAGCAGCAGCTGCGGCATATGCTTCAGAACTGGTTGGCTTACCAACTAAACTATTCATGGCTGAACGATCTGGTTGAACAATAGCCAACTCCTCAGAGTTATCTCGGGCTATTTTAGAATCAGACTGTATGTTGATATAGAACTTTATGTAATTTTGTGTTCTTCGTTTACTTTCATCACCAATATCTGACGGGTAAGATCTAATACCAATAGAGTATCTATTAGTGGCTCTGTTGGATGAGATTGGTGGGCGAATGCCTTCTGGTGTATTATTTGCATCTGGTCCTGCAAGGAATCCAGTTGTAGCACCAGCAAATGCGCTGCCAAAATTAATGACAGGATTGCCTTGTTGAGTATATTCTTCTGCCATAGGTTTTCTCTAAATAATGGAGGGGTAGTCTATTATTTATTAGCCAAAAAAGCCATGTATCATAAAAGAAAGTTTGTTCCAACGAAACCTGAGAAGTATTCTGGGGATCCAACTAACATTATAATGCGTTCCTCATGGGAAACAAAGTTTGCCACATGGTGTGACCGCAATCTAAATGTTGTAAAGTGGAAGTCCGAGGAGACTGTAATTCCGTACGTGTGTCCTACCGACAATAGAATTC